GAACCAGCATCTTGAGGGCCAATAAGTACAAAATCAGCGCCGTTATAAGAATATAACTGTTCGTTAGTAGTATCCCACCAAAAATCACCAGTAGCTAATCCTGCAGGGGCAGTAGCACTAATTTCTGCGCCGCCTGTTGTGCGCCATTTTGTTCCATCATTAAATTTTAGTTTGCTGTTTGCTGTGTCAAACCAAATTTGTCCCTTGATTGCTCTCGGAGGTTGATTAGCTCCTGCAAAGTTTTCAAGTAAGAATACAAAATTTTCGTTTTGTATTTCACCATACCCTGCATAGTTCTTACCTACCAGTTTAATATCAGTTGTCTGATCTAACGTACCGTCTTGTACAATAGTTAATTGATCAGTGTTATATTTGTTAATTGTATACGCCATAGTTTAAATAACCCCTTGTTGCTAGTATTTATCGCAAGTTACGGATAACTAGCTGTAGTATTGTGAGCCCATACTGAACTCGTAACTGTAAATGTCATTGTGTATCTTGTTGGTGAAAGTGACATCGATCCTGATGCTGTGTTTGCTGGTGCAATATCTTGTATTACAGATTCATTTTGTGTACCGTTACTATCAACAGCAATAAGTGACTTTTGTAATGTGCCTGTACTGTCTGTTGTTACTGTTACGTTAATACCTGTTACAGTAGTAACTCCGTAACTAGTGCAGTGAATTTTAGCAACTGAACCTTCTCTTGCAGCACTTGCCGGACTTATACTTTCCAAAACAGCCTTAACATCATTAATTGGTCCTGAAGCAACTCCTTGTGCATCCGGGGAAGTAAATCCTGTAATATCTAATATAAGTGGAATACTAATAGTAGCTATTTCTGTGTCAACATACTCTTTATTAGTAGCATCTGCTGCTATTGTTGGAGCAGCAACACCAGTAATCCGTTGACTATCAATAGTAATAAGGCCACCAGCGGTAATACTTAACGCACCATTAGCCGAAATGCTACCTAAATTAACATCACCAGTAACAGTTAAACTTCCTAACGTACCTATAGATGTTAATCCATTAGCTGTTGCTACAGTATCACCTAATTTTATTTTAGAAAGCACTTGTGCATTTTCAATTCTAAATTCTTTGCCCTGTATTAAATCTACATTCTGATTAAATGTCCAGTTTCCTGTTGATTGTACCCAGTTAATAGTTTTATCTGTCGTACCTTTTAACGTCATGCCGCCATTGTTTGCTGTTGTGTCTGTCGGTGACACAGTTGATCCTAATTCGATATTAGGATCATCTATTGTCATTGTTGCAGTATTAACTGTTGTTGTGGTTCCATCAATAGTTAAATTTCCACCTACAGTTAAGTCTCCAGTAAACTTACCAGCACCAGTTACATCTAATGCAACGGTCGGTGTAGACTGATATATGCCTACTCTTGCTGCACTTGTATCAAGTGTAAATGCTTCTATAAAGTCGTTTCCTTGCGGTACTCTAATGGCAAAGTCGTAATTTAATTGCTTTAATTCTATTGCTGTAGTTGTACCGTTATCAATTGTTTTTAATGCAGCATATTCGGTATCGCCGTATCCAACAGCAATGCCAGCATCGCCTTTAACAAACAGCGCACCTTCCATTTCTTGATTTACTAGTACGTTTGACGTATCTCGTTCATTAGTTCTTACAAAGTCAGCAGTTGTAAATGAGTCGCCGCTTGAATTAGTTAGTGATTCAGCCGATGCCGCAGTTCCTTGCCATTTAAAGTCTGAAACAACAGTTGGATTGAATCCTATTTTAATTTCTCTGCCAGATGCATACGGAAGTATGACATAATCTGTAGCAGGAGTAAACGCAAATCTACTGTAAATTCCAGCAAGTACTCCGCCTACATACATAGCTAGCACAGTTCTATTTTGATTAGAAGTGTCAACCATTGTAACTGCTTCAAGTCCAGTTTTACCCTGGGTTGCAGTATATTCAGGACCAACAAGTACTATGTCAGTACCGTCATAAAAGTATAACTTGTTTGCAGCATTGTCAATCCAAAGATCGCCGGATACTAAGTTATTAGGCTGTGTAGGACTTACTGCTGGTGAGCCTGAAGTTTTAAAACTAGTACCATCGTAAATTTTTAATCTGTTTTCACTAGTATCAAACCAAAGCTGTCCAGTTAATGGATTGCTCGGTGCGCTTGTTGATGCAAAGTTTTCAATAATTTTAACAAAATTTTCGTTAAAGGCCTCGCCAAACCCTTTATAATTTCTTCCAACTAGAGTTATATCTGTAGAAGTTATATCAATTATACCATCTGTCAGTTCTACTAATAGGGTACCATTTGTTTTGTTTATTTTATAACTCATCCTACTACTCCTGTATAGATAATATAATTAATAGTTTGGAATGGATTCATAATATTCATTTCTGCTCCAACAGTACTATATGCAGACCCTGCAGGTATTACAACTCCGCCACTGTTAGGTAGTCGTTGTGATAAGTTTTCAGCGCCAGTTTGTAAGCTCGACCCCGACGTTCCTTCTGGAAGTTCTCCGCGGCCATCAACTTCTCTATGAGCATAAAACTGCTGGCCAGTAGTTGACTTTAAATCATGCTCGTGTTCAGGTAAATTATCTGTACCAATAGTAACACCATCTGCTCCATCAACTGCACCAATTACACCTGCATTTGAACCTCTGTTTCTAGTATCTGGACTATCTACACTTGGAGTAGATCCGCCCATATTTAAATTACCTAATGCAAATCTACCTCTTAAATCAGGTACAGCAAAAGTTCCTGAAGTAGGTGACGGGCCATAAGAAAGTGCAACTAACAAAAATAGCTGTGAATATACACCCTGACTTAATTCTTGTCCATTACAAAATTTCCATCCAGTCGGTTCAACAAGTCCGGCGTATGGCATAATACTACCCACCGGAGTTAGGCCTGCAATATTATTAAATATTGTAGCTCTAGATATTTTCTTTAAGCCTTGATCAACTCCACTAGTTCTATTAACTATAAATTCATCACTTGATAAACTAGTTGACACTGCTGGCTTAGCACTAATAAGTGTGTTCTTTAATGTTAAGTTAAACGTCTTTGTTCCGCCGCCTGTTTGGCCATCAAATACTTGTTCTACTGTTTCTACATCGCCTTGATATCTAAACGTAGAAGATGATGTAAGTTTGTCAGCACTACCGGCGCTGCCAGTAACACTACCGCTTACTGTACCTTCTAGTGTACCAATAAATGTAGTTGCATAAATTTTGCGCCAGCGATTATCACTTCTACCAATGTTTCTAGTATTATTAAGATCTGGTAATAGCAAATCACTTGCTGCTGTATCTACTATTAAATCGTTGTTACCTAACGTTAGTCCTTTTTGTACAACTATTTCTTCGCCAACTCTAAGTGTTTTAGCAACACCAAGTCCGCCTTTAATAACCGCTGCGCCATTACTAATTGTTGTACTCTGTGTAGTATCGTTTGTTGTAATAGTGCCGCTTGTTAAAAAATTACCAGTTACGTCTAATGCTTCGTCTGGTGCTTCGTTATTAATACCAACTCGTAGATTACTATCTACTCTCAGTACAGTTCTACTATTTCCTGCGTTTCTTACACGTACATCAATGTTAGACCCTTCAATGTTGTGTTGTATAACTCCAGCACTACCTTCAATACCTATGTTAAGTTCTGCATTAATTCCGTATGCAATGCCGCTATTGTTTTGAATATTGAGTGGGAACGTAGTTGTTGATTCTATGTCGCCTCTTAAGAAATTAGCAGCAGGAATTGCTAAATTATTAACAATTAGACTTTCTGATTTTTCTGCAATACCGTAAAACTTAACATTGTTAATTCCGTCGGCATCTGTGTCTCTATTTGCTAAGTTAATACCTGGGCGTATTTGTATACCACTAAAGCCATTAATAGTTGACTTTGGAGTAAATGTATCAAATGCAACTATTGCAACAATGTTTGCACTTACTTGTATTTCGATAACAGTGTATTCTACGTTGTCTTGCCCTATAATAGTATTAGGTTGCGCTCCAGTTGTTAACCCAGCACTAAAACTTGGTCCAACTAAGATCCAAGTGGAACCTGTAAACATATACAATTGCTGATTATCAGTGTCGGCCCATAAGTCGCCAATTAATGCAGACGAAGCTTCAGGTTCAGTAGCACTCTTTTTAAGTCCACTTGCTGAAACCCAAACAGTGCCGTCATAAATTAATAACTGCGATGTAGTATTATTATACCAAAGTTGTCCTTCACTAGCATTGGAAGGCTCTGTTGGTCCTGCAAAATGTTCTAGTAAGTGTAGTAAGTCTTCGGCAATAGCAGCGCCATAACCTGTGCTGTTTCTACCCGGAAGTTTTATGCTAGTAACAGTATTAATTGTTTGATCTTCAACTACTATCGGATCTTTATCAGCACTATCAGTATATTGTATTGTATATGCCATCTAATTATCCCTCGTTAAATCCTGTTAAACTTTGCACTCGAACTGTATAATCAATTTGAATTAACCTATTAAGTGATTTTTGTACAGGGTGGAAAACAACGTGAGTTAATAATCTACCCGCGCCACTTGCACTGTATGCTCGTAATCCTAACTCATCAAATACATATAAACTGTCTGCATTTGTTGCTGTGTCAAAAGCATCTTGTCCACTTGGTTCGCTATAATCTAGTAAACATGTTACTAAAATATCAGTATAGTTTGTGCCGCTTACGTGACGTGTTTCAATTTTATTACGTGCCGGGTCAAGATTGTTTACACTACGATCGTCTACTACTTTAGTAAACGTTTCATTGTACAAACTAGCGTTGGTGCCCGTACTATTTGGAGTTAGGTATGTAATAATACCTGTTGGGTCGACGCTTGTGCCACCGTTTCCAAATCCCATTTGATAAATCCAACCTGTGCCAGCATTGCCTAAACTTTCTGCAAGACTAATACTCATATTTTCATAATGAATAGCGTTGCGTTTGTCTACAATAACTTCTCCAGTTTCTGGATTGTGTATTTTAATGTGTCCTTGAAGTAACACACCACTTTGTTCATTTAATTTGTCTGTCATAGTTTTATACCATCCTGCTTAATGTATTTATCGCGGCAGGTCAACTGTTGCCGCACGTAAGAATTTACTGATGTCTGATTCCGACTCACTTAGTCGTGTTCCTGCATCTGTCCATATTATTCCTGTACGTCTAACAACTGT